TTGTTGTGCCGGCGCCAGCCCTTGTCGCGGTCTTGGCGGAAGTACCTGCCGTTGCGCGGGAGCAGGTAGGTGGTGATCTCCTGCCAGTGCGAGAGCCACGACGCACGCTCAGACTTGAGCTGCCCCCATCGCGTGAACAACTTGTCGCGTGTCGGTGCGCTGGGGTATGACTGTGCGTCGCTGGTGTATTCGCTCACGATTACCCTCCGAGGAGTGAACTGCGACCTAGCGCCAAATCCTGCGGGTTGACGCCGGTCGGTCCAGTCAGCATGGTGCTGGTCGGTCCGCCGCCTGCGCCTTCAGCTGCGCCAGCCATGATCTCGCCCATGTTGGGCTGCCGGCGGTTGGCTGCTGCCATACGCTGCGCACTGCGGCGCTGTTGCGATGCGGCCTGCGCGGCGGCCTGGTTCTGAGCCTGCCGCTGCTCGCCGAGCGCCTGCTTCTGGGCTTCATCGGCACGCTCTCCCGAATAGATTGCGTAGCCAGTTCCTGCCGCCGCTGCCGTTGCTGCCGCCACTGCGGCGATGGTGCTAATCGCTGCCATGTCAAATCTCCTTGGAATGCATCCGCTCGGTCAGAGTGTAACCCATGATGCCGAGGATTCTTGCGGCAGGTGTCTCATCTCGCCCATTCATCACCAGATCGCTCATCGCCACGTACTTCAAACCGCGTTGCTTGGCCTCTCCCTCAAACGCCTGCATGAGCCTGATGCCAGCCATGCCACGATGCGCAGGATCAACCCACCACGCGAGCTCAACGGCGGTCTGAACGTGCGGCGCAAACCAGAGCGGGCCGACCACGCCAAGGATGCCGCCGATGATGCGCTCGACGTCAACCGCAACGAACGACACGCCACAGTCGATGACCGCGCTTATACCGTTTGCTAGTTGCTCGTCGGTCAAATGGTCGTTGAGAGCCCGGTACTCGCTGTACTTGATGAACGATCTGCCCATCGTCAGCAGCGCAGGAACGTCATCGCGGGTTGCTGGTCGGATCATTGCATGCCCTCGTATGGGTCGTAGTCGCCTGGCCGTGTGTCGATGCGGTCGCGCACCTCGCGTGGGAGTTGCTTGCCCACGGGGAACGCGAACGTCAGCGCCAGCGCGTCGGCGATGTCCGGGCTGGCCCCGCCCTGTAGCCGGCGCTTGATCTCGTCCTTGGACTCGAGCACGCGCCTGCCGTTGGAGTCGTACGAATACGTGGGGGTGGCGAGTTCGGCCTTCAGGTACGGGTCGTTGGGGATCGAGCCGCCCTGCTCAAGCCATTCCCGCATCGTCCACCACATCTCGGTGCGCCTGTTGACGAACAGGCCGGGGTTGTTGGGCTTGCCGCCGAAGTTGATCTCGACGATCCCGTAGCCCAACTGGCGCAGCCGGTCGATCACGCCGGCCCCGCCGCCCACGTCAATGAACACGCCGTCTGGGTCGCGCTCCTCGATGACGTTGGCGACACGGCCAGCCAGGCCCATGTTGTCGATCCCACGGTAGACCTGCGGCTCGAACACGACGAGCCCTTGGCGCAGCACGATCACGCTGCGGTCGTCACCGAACCGGGCAGGGTCAACGCCAACGACCAGCGGAGCGTCCACGATGTCGCCGTCGTGGTACTTGCGCCGTGCCGCTGACTCAGCGTCGGACAGGGTAATGAGCTGGTCGTCGCCGGCGGCGCTGAAGTCGCACAGGTACTCACGAGCGAACGCCGTTTCGGGCATGTCGCGGCGCAGGCGCTTGACCTCGTCACGGTCGATGGCGTCCGTATCATCGACGGTATAGAGGGCAGACCACCAGTCCTCGAGGCCGTTGGAGCGGTAAAAAAGCTCGCTGAACAGGTTGATTCCAGACGGCGTTCCAATGAACATCGCCCATCCCCTGCGGTCGGACAGGGCAGGCTGCACGATGTCGGTCCAGACCTCGGGCTTGATCTGCGCGACCTCGTCAATCACGCAGCCGTCGAGTCGGACGCCGCGCAGGGCGTCGGGGTTGTCGCCGCCGAACAGGCGGATGGTCGCGCCGTTGTGTTTGAACACGACGGCCAGATCCACCTCGTTGATGTCGATGGCCCCGGTTGTGCGCATCGGGCGAAGCTTGTCCTTGAGACGCGCCCAAGCGATGGCCTTGGCTTGGCGCAGGAACGGTGCGATGTACACGTAGAACCCGAGCGGCTGCCTGCATTTCAGAGCCTTGTCCAGAAGCTCCATGATGGCGAGTTCCGTCTTGCCAGCACGTCGGTGCAAGGCGAGAACGGTGAACCTCTTGCGCTTCAGGTGACATTCCCGCTGCCACTGGCGCGGGTTGTAGTCAAGACTTATCGGCACTTGGCACGCCCGTGATGACGGTCAGGTTCACGCCGCCGGCATGGTCCACGCCGACCTTGTCGCCGTACTTCTTGGGGTTCCACTTGGCGAGGAGCTTCAGGCGCGTCTCAACCTGGAGGCGCCGCCACGCAACTTCGACCTGATCGGCTGGCTTCGTGTCGGCCAGTTCCTTGCACTCGTCGGCGATCACGTCGTGCCCGTCCTCGCGTGCGCGTGCGATGCGTGCCACAAAGTCTGGATCCTTGTCCATCCAGTGGTACACCGTTCGCCATTCCGGATTTCCTGGCTGCCTGCACCATTCCCGCAGCGGCTTGCCCAACGTGAGCCAAGCGACCAGGTCGTCGGCTAGGTCTTGCGGGACGGGCTCTGGCGGTCGGCCTAGCGGGCGCGGCGCTTGGCTGCCTTCGCCTTGTCCGCTCGCACGAACTTCTTTGCGACGGACATAGGGACGCCGACCTTCTTTGCGAACGACCGGGAGTGCGCTGCCGCCTGCATCAGTCGCTTCTGTGCGGGTGATTTGCTTGGCATCAGGTTTCATTCTTGTATGAAAGATGGATTTCCAGTCCAACGGATTCGGCGATGGCGATGGCGCTGGCGAGGTTGCAACCCTTGCGCCTGATCTTGGGGGCGTCCGAAAGCAGGCACCGCACGTTGTGCGCTGCCATGCGGTCCTCGGCGTCCATGCGAACAGCCAGCGCGTTGGTGACCTGTCCGGTCTGTGCCATGTGCTCGCGCACGGCGGCCTTCCAGTCATCGAAGCTTCGTACGATCATGGCGTGATTATATCAGTCCTTGGTGCTGTTTATGCCGAAATCTTGGATCGTTGCAGCCCAGACCAACCGGGGTGTGCCTGGCCCCATCCACCGTGCCTCGATCTCGTCGGTGACGAAGCAGCGTGCTTCGACCTGGGTCATGCCCTGATCGTCGCGTAGGCGGGCTGCGATCATGTCCGCGCTGTAGACGACCACGGGCGGCCCTGCCTCGCCGGCGCGGGGGTAGTGCACGCCGAGGATGCAGTCATCGAGGCCCGCTAGCAGCACCTGCTTCCCCGACGACTTGCGCTTGCGTGCCATGACCGGGATTGTACGGGGCGGCGAGTCGTGCCCTCCACACGGCTGCGATGTTCCGGACGCTCTTGTCGGCGAGATCGTTGCGCACGACTGTCGCTGGCGATGGTCCGCCGTCGAGGTACTCGGCTAGCCAGCGTCGGTACATGGCGTCGGCATCGCCGTCGGACAGTCCGTTCGTGCGCAATTTGGCGAGCGTGAGCTCGCGTTCCTGCTCGACCTTGGCGGCCATCACGGCGATCCCGTCGGCAATGACCTCGTCCTCGGTGACGACCCTCTGCTGTCCGTCCTCCCCCTTGACATACCAATCCCCCGCCCCCGCCCGTTCGACCCGCGTACGCCAGGCTGGCTCGCGCATAAGCAAACGCTTCATCGCGTCACGAGCAAAGGGGGTAGGGGGGGGTTTGATTCTCTTTGACTCTGATTCTGATTCTGACTCTGAATGGCATTGCGTGGGCAATGCTCGCGCATTGCTCGCGCATTGCGTCGGCATTGCGGGCGCAGTGCGTGCGCATGGTTCTGGGCGCTTGTGACGGGCTGCCGCAGCACGCTTGGCGTTGTTGCTAACTGCTTCTGCCTTCTCGACTTGCGTGCTACGGACGCTCTCCAACTTGGCGTTTCGCAGCCGACCGTCCTCGTC